GGCATAGAGGTGCAGGGTCGGATCATCGACACGATGGTTGCTGCTCCTTTGATAGACGAGAACAGGTTTTCATATAGCCTAAACAATCTGGGCCGTGACTGGATTGACATGCGTAAGAACGAGAAGATGTTACGCGCTGCGGCAAAGGACTTTGGCTTTGATCCCAAGTCAGAGATGTGGCGTCTACCTCCGATGTACGTTGGTGCATACGCGGAGCAGGACGCAATCATGACGCTGAAGCTTTGGCATCGGCTCAAGATAGAGATCAGCGAACAAGACTTGGGCGCAATCTTTGATCTCGAAACGGGCCTCATACCTTTGATGTTGGAGATGCGTAAGAAAGGGGTGCGCGTTGATCTGGACAAGGCGGATCAAGCTAGGACCGCTCTGCGAAAGCAAGTCAAAACGCTCAAGGGTTTTATAGATTACAAGAGCGGGGTGAAGATAGAACCGTGGGCCGCAGAGTCAGTGAAGAAAGTCTTTGAGGCTTTGGACCTATCGTATCCAAGAACGGAAGCTGGTGCCCCGTCCTTCACCAAACAGTATCTGTCCTCTCATCCAAGCGATGTAGCTCAGGCTATCGTTAAGCTGCGCGAGTTTGACAAGGCAGACGGTACGTTCATTGAAACCATACAGCGGCACAGTCACAAGGGACGCATACACTGCGAGTTCCACCAGCTACGGAGCGATGACGGAGGCACGGTGACCGGACGGTTCTCGTCCTCAAACCCGAACCTGCAGCAAATCCCTGCGCGTGATCCGGATATTAAGAAGCTCATTCGTGGGCTGTTTATTCCAGAGGACGGGTGCCAGTGGGGTTCGTTTGACTACGCCAGTCAGGAGCCAAGGCTCTTGGTTCACTTTGCGGCAAGCGTGTCGGGTGTGCATAGGCATGACATGGTGGATCAGATTGTCAAAGAGTACCACTCGGGCGATGTCGATCTGCACCAGATGGTGGCAGACTTCGCGGGGATTACCCGCAAGCAAGCCAAGACCGTGAACCTTGGGATCATGTATGGCATGGGAGTTGCAAAGCTGGCGGCTCAGTTGTCGATCACGCCGGACGAGGCCAAGGCGTTGCTTTCCACGCACCATTCGAAGGTGCCTTTTGTTAAGGGGCTTGCGGAACTGGCAACGGTACAGGCATCCAAGCACGGTTCGATACGCACGTTGCTTGGTAGGCGGTGCCGCTTCCATCTATGGGAGCCTCGCACCTACGGGTATGAGAAGCCGCTCCCGTTAGAGGATGCGCAGAAGAAGCACGGCATGAACTTGCGCAGGGCGTTTACATACAAGGCACTCAACAAGTTGATCCAAGGATCAGCCGCCGACCAAACCAAACGGGCGATGTTGGATTGCTATAACGAGGGCTTGGTTCCTTCGCTCACGGTGCATGACGAACTGTGCTTTTCAATTGAGAACCAGAAGCAGGCGTCACGCATTACCGAGATCATGGAACACGGTCTTGATGACGTTCTGAAAGTGCCATCCAAGGTGGATGAGGAGTTGGGTAGTAACTGGGGCGAGGTAGGCTAGACCTACTGTCCCATCCCAAGTCTTCGGGCGATATCCATGTTGCGGAAGTCCCCGAGTAGCGTGGACGGAATGAACGGACGCAAGCCTGCATCCGCTTGCTGCACGGGAGCCGCTGCAGGGACCGTAGGAGCGGGGTTAGCTGGAGCGGGGGCCACTTGCTGCGCCTGAGCGATAGGGGCCTCTACAGGCGATTGTATGGACGCTGTGACGCCCTCCGCTACCTCTGGCTCCGGTTCAGGGACAGGTGACAGCGGCTGACGCATACGTTCGTTAGACAATCGGTTCAGCATTGCATAGTCCGGACGCTCTGTAACCCGTGGCTGATCCTCACGAACCTCAAGAGCAACCTCTTTGATTACTTCCTTGCTCACCATTCCGGGGTAGAACTCTCCACGCATGATGATGTTTGCTTCCGCCGCACCAAGACCAGCCTTCTGTACCAACTCCTTGCGGATTTGCTGATCTGAAAGACCTACTTGCCGTGCCGCTAGAATCTTGGCGTACATACTGCTTTGCGCTCTGTACAAGTTATCAAGATAGCCACCCCATGCGTCAGCCATATCCTCTGGAGAAGTAAAGTTCTGCTTGATGGCACGAGACGCTTGGGTCTTGGCACCAGAACGCAGGTTTAAATACTCCGAGCCTTTGTAGTTGAAGTCTTTGCGTAGGTTTAATTCGATGGGCGTGAACCCAGTGATGGCCCGAGCAAGCTCCGCCTCCGCGTTGTACTGTACACCCGTCCCTGTTGGTGTATCGGTTGCTGCACGGAAGGCCCTGCCCCCTTCGATCCTACCGTTCTTCTCGGTAACAATCTCTCTGATGTACGCTGGCTCAAAGCCGCCCATCACATGGGTAAACCCACGACTGATTTTTGTCCCAAGATCATCGGTGTCATCCCAGAAAGGAGCGCCCTGTGGGGTTCTACCACCCCTGCCGATGGGGTTGTCAGAGGGCAACGCATTGCGCAGCCGCTCAAAGAACAACGATTCAGAACCAAACGGCTCTGCGTATCCACTCAATCCAGCAAAGGCAGCGGATGCAATCTTCTCCGCCTCCGACTTGTTAAGAACGCCCTTCTCTTGGTATGCCTGTAGTGCAGCACGAACAGGGTCAGTGACAAACGAGAACGGGGCAACGTAGCTCTGGTCAGCAAACTGCATCTTGCCACGGTGATCGTTGTTCAGAACAATCAACTGGTGGCCCTTGGTGTAGTCAGCGTTCAGAGATTCCGCTGCGTCCATTTCCTCTTGCGTGGTTCCTGTTGCAATCATAGACGCTCTGGTTGCCGCATAAGGAAGGGCCGTTGATACAGCCAGATAGGATGTCAGTCGTTGAGAACCGATGCCCCTGATGGACCGCTCAAGGTTCCTGATACCCTCTTCTCCAATATTTGGATCATTCAAAAGCGCCTGACCTGCAGCCGAGTCAAGATCAACCTTGTAGCCTAGTTCTTTCATACCACGAGACAAGGTGTTGGCAGAGTTGCGGATGTTCTCTGCAGCAAACGAGGTGAAGTTACCCAAGATAGGAATGCGGTCGAGGTTCCGAACGAGGTTCCCGATCCGGTTATACATGGGCATAGTTTCTTTGACCGCTTGAGCAGACATCATATCCAAGAAGGTCATCTTGCTATCGGGGCCAGCCGAGAGCCGAGATACAAGACCCGCATCCAGAAAGGATTGCTTCACTTCATCCGGTATGTTGTTGATGTCTAGGCCGTCAACCCTGCCAATCGCTGTACCGTAGCGGGACCGCTCACCCAAGACCCCCATGACTTTAAAGAACGAGTCGGACTCAGCGTATACTTTCTCGAACGCCTGCATGAGAGGCACGACTCCGCCAACGTTACCAACAAGGTTCGTTAGTTTCTCTGCGCCCCTGCTTACTTTCCCTGCGACAGTCAGGTCTTTGCCCACATCCTGCAAATCCTTGAGGGTCTTGGCAATCAAGCTGGAATCACGAAGCCCCATCTCACCCATGAGTTGGGTCATGCTCTTCATGCCCTCGTCATCCAAGTTACTCATGTTGGCGGCATGCATGGCGAACGTATCAAAGAAGTCCAAGTCTCTTCCAAGCAGACCCTGCGCACCAATCATCTGAATGTTGCCCAAGATGTTTCGGACCTGTGACAACGGGTTTGGAATGATAGCCATCTTCTGCGACAAGCCCTTGGCCTGAACCGCAAGAGCAGCCGCTTCATTCAACACAGTCTGACCCAGACGGCCCGGAGTTGTAATTGCACTGTAGACTTCCGGAGCAGCATAAACCCCCGATAAGTCTCCGAAGTTTCCCTGAAACACTTGGTTAGGGTTTTGTTGACCAAGGCTTACATACCCCAGATCAGTCAACGTTTGTGCGCGGTCCTTGGTTGTCCTAGCCATAGACCCTACCTCAGTTAGTTCTGCCTGAGCATAGTCTTCGGGGTTCATGTTTAACCGAATGAATGTTGGGCGACCGCCATTTGCAAGAGCCGACATACCTGCGTCTTCAGCCATAGTCAGGCCACCATCCGCAACATTCTTTGCAGAGTCACGATAGAACTTGAGACCACCCACGGTTCTGGACAGGTCATCTATGGTATTGATGTAACTTTCTTTTACATCGTTTCGCATGCCCATAAGTTTTTGGAGCGAGGGAGATGTGTCAATTAAAGCTTTGCGTTCGATAAACATATCACTAGCCAGATCAACCTTTGATGATCCGGGCAAGATGTAGTTATTACGAGCAGTCTTTAACGCCAGAACTTTTTGTTTCATGGCATCGTTTACAGACATGCCTTCTTTGACGCCGCTCAACCCCAATATTTCATAAAGCACATTACGAGCCGTAGAACTCACCGCCGCAGGATCAGCGGTAGTACCAAACTCTTCTGGAGCTTGCCGAATAAAATGCTCAATGTCTCTCAATCCTTGAGCAAACTCTTCCCCGCTCTCGTCTATCCCGTTCTTATAAAAGGACAACGGGTTTTCGTGGACGTCAAACCTGCGCCGAAGATAAGCCGTTTGCATCTGTTCGTTAGCCGTTAGGTTAAGTCTAATCGTGTCACGAACTTTCTCTAGCCGCAACTTTTGTAAAGACATCCCAGTGGGCATGTCTCCTACTGGAACATCCGATGAGACCATCTCAGACAGGCGGTCTATTTCTGACTCAACCTCTACGAGTATCCTGTCTTGGTGCTCTGCGTTTAAATCAAGCATACGTTTTGCAGAGGCTTTGACCTCCGCGTTATACCCGTCAAACGCGGCAGGGTTTTTCCCGTTTAAATAATCCTCTAAATTTTTTCGGGCTACGGCTATCTCTCTCTTTTTCTTTCCGGGCCGAACAGTCTTACCGATAAACTTAGAAACTTCTTTATCAAACTTATCAAAGTAAGAAACAGCCAAGGACCGAGCAGTTTGGTTCATGGCTATCGTGTCTTCCTGCCCCTCAAAGAGCTTGGCATCAACGCCACCGGAAGCCGTAAGGTACTTGTTGTACCCCCTGCCAATCTTCTCTCCCACCACCGTGTTACCAAGGTAGTTAAACGCCAAGCCGAAGGCGTTGTTTGTACCACGAGCAAGGGCCGAGATGCCGTCACCTAGAACGGGAGTTGCACCAATGCCTCTTGCCACACCGCCCACCACGGGCAGGGCCATGTCAAAGCCAAGGCTAAAGACCCCCGCTTCTACACCGCTGCGAAGTTTGTTGCGAAGCTTGCGCCCACCCTCTGCGCTTCCTGACAGATTGAGGTCCTCTTCGGTCTTTAAGAAATCGGGAAACACATCAAAGGAGTCCGACAATGTAGCGCGACCATCGGGCGTTATTAGAGTTTCATACCCAACCGCAGCCAGTGCCGTTGTTCCAGCCAACCTCGTTCTATTTTTAAGCATAGCACGACCCGCTGCGCTATCACCAAACGACTCTGCCGACTTTAGAAACCTGCTCTTCGACGGCCTAGCAATGCGCCCTGCCTTAGCAACGGAACCAGCACGACCAAGCCAGCCAGCAATGGGAATAAACCCCAAGCCAAAGGCCACAATCTCCTCGGTAATTTCTCCCGCAGCGGTGTTAGGATTGAGGTCGTTATTTTTCTTAAACTCTTCAAAGGATTCTGTCACACCACGAGAGTAGTTAGAACCTATGGATGCATCTATGCCAGCGGCCCCGATCTCCAACAACCCTTGGGCCATTGTTACAGGAGCGGCCTTGATGCCACGACCTATTCCGGTGAAGGCAGATTCGGTCATGCCCTTCTGGATAGAAAGAGCTTGGTCCTTTAGTTCTAGGGCCAAGTCTTCATCTCCGGCGTCAAACGCAGCAAAGGCGGCAGACTCTAACTCTTCAAACTTCTTAGCTTGAAGCGCATCCTCTTTTAAATTGAGAGCACGTTCTTCATCTCCGGCGTCAAACGCAGCAAAGGCGGCAGACTCTAACTCTCTAAAAGAGGCCATTGATTAATCCCCCGTTTTTGTAATTACATCTAAACTTCGTTTACCGCCGCCACCACCGCCATCTGTTCCTGCTGGAAGAGCGTTTATCGTAGAAAGATACAATGCAATATTTTCCGGCTCAAAAAGTTCACCAAGTTTTCTTAATGCGTAATCTCTTGAACTTTCCCCTGATATTAAGTCAACAGTCGCACTGTCGCTTCCTGCTTTTAAAAGGGCACGGAAGTTCGTATCTATGGACTTGTATGGAGCAGAGCCAACATACGGTTTTTGTGAAATTTTCCAAAGTTCAAAGGATCGTCGTTCTTTATTTTGCGCTGCCGTTGCCCTTAGCCTTCTTTGCTCGTCCCTTCCTTCAGCCGCTAAGGTTGTTTCCAAGGCATCACGTTTCGCGATGCGGTCTGCAGCCAACTCAAAGCCTTTGAGACCGATGGTGTCCTCACGCTTTTTGCGGGTGGCGCGGTCTTGGATCGCGGCCTTAGCACCGATCTGCAAGGCACCACCGATATTGGTCAGGGCATTCGAAGACTTGCCCGACATCAACGCCGCACCCATAAGCATGAACAACTCGCCCTTACGCGCAGCCTTGTCCTCGTCCGACTCTCCAAGCAGGCTCTTGAGCAGCTTTACATAATCCTCGGTTAAGGCCTTAATGCTGCCGTCACCACCAAAGGCTTTGCCCATGCCTGCATCTACAGCCGCCTGTTTAATTTCAGTTGTAACTGAAGATGAAACACTCTCTTTAAAAATCTCATCTGCGTCAAAGTCTGGTTCCGGTTGCGCTTCAATAGCAGCCAACACTTTCTCTGATGCAGTCGCGTCTGGTACAGGAGGAACAAACCCCAAGCCAAGCGTGGCTCCTTCCAAATCTTGTTCTTTCCGGTTTCTCTCTTTTTCGTTTTCAGATATTTCTGCAGAAAGTTCTTCTGCTTCATCCGCCTTTCCCGCCTCTTGTCCTGTAACAAGAGCTGGAGGTTCAACTTTAACTGTTGGCTCTTGCGCCTCTTTTAACTCTTCTCTTAGGGCAATTTGCCCTTCAACATCGTTACTTTGAACCGCTTGAATTAATTTTTGTTGCACACTTGCGATTGTAGATTCTTTCGCTGCCGTGTCAGCCTCAGTAACAGCGGACAGTTGAGACTGCCCTTGTTCTGTAGCCAAAAACTTATCTACCGTTCCCTGTTCCGCTGCAGTAATCGGTGCTCCGTCTGCTCTGTAAGCTTTTCCAGTTGCCCTGTCTAAAAGATACGGAACCGAACCAACGTTTATACGTTGAGCCTGAGCCATGCTTTCCCTCGTTAAATAGTTGGCGGTGCCATCTTCGGGTAGAGAACCTCCGGGTACTCCCTCTTGCTGAGAGGCTATGGTCTTTTTAAAAAGACCATCTAACTCATTAGCAGTCGAGGGCACCAAAGCCTTCGCTCTGTCCGATATTTCGCCCGATGCAATAGCTGCCTTTTGTTCGTCGCTTAATATACTAGACGCAACTTCAAGAAGTTCCTCGGTACTTGGTTTTGTAGCAGGCCCAGTTTGGTTAAACCTTTTATCCTCAGCAAGCTCTCTACGCTCCCGCTGCCTACGTTGAAACCCAAACTCATCGGGCAATAAACTTTTTATTGCCTCCCCTGCCGAACTTAGCACAGAAGAACTACCAGTAACCGCTTGCAACTCTTCGGCAGGCGATACTGTCGGCTCCTGCATTTTATTTAATGCTTGCAACTTTAAAATTCTTTCGCGCTCTGCCTGTATAAGACGCCCTGCTGCATCATCAACTTCTGTTGGAAC